AACTAAATTTCCCTTATTCCATCCACCAATATACTTGTCTAACATTCTCCAGCCCGTTGTGATACCCATTAACTTCTCACCTCGTTTCATTTGTTCTTCTAATTGGTCAACTACCTTTGCAGTCACCTTTGACATTGGTAATGGTTCTTTGTCAATTGTTATATTTGCTTCTTGAGTTATTAAGTCAATATCTTTTAAAATCAAATCTAATGTGTTAAACGTATTTAAACCACTCAATTTTTCAATCAATTGGGTTTTCTTATACTCTATATCCAATTCAAAAAGATAATGCTTTAAATCGGTGCTATAAGCGTATGAGTTTGTGAATTGTGTTAACTCATAGGCTTTGCCTTTGAATTGACGTGCTAAACTTACCAAATCAATTGGGTTGTTGTTAAGATATGATAATTGCATAAACTCAATTATTTCTTTATTCCACCCCTCAAACCAATAAGATTTAATCTTTGGTAAAAATACGTGCGTGGCTTTGTCTTGTATAAAGCATCCTATTATATAACTCTCTCTATTAATCATCGTTTAATGTTCCAAATTTAGGTTTGTTTGTTGTAACTTGTGTTTGTTGATTGTAATCTTTTGCAATCCAATTCTTTACCGTTGATTTCCAATCTTTCATTTTGTTTCTTCCTACCATCCAGCCATTGCTTTCGTAGTAATTATAAAAGTGTTCAGCGTTAAAGTTTGGAAATTCTTTTTTAATATCTTCAATTGTGGGTTTAATAAATCTTTTATTTTCTTCTTTTTGTTCTTCATTCTTTAATTCTTCTCTTTCTTTTATTGGTGTCGTTTGATGTTCGTTTGCGTTTCGTTTGCGTTTCACTGGCGTTTCGTTTGCGTTTCGTTCACTTTGATAAGTTTCATACTTACAAACAGTTAACCGTGTCGTTATGTTGTCGCTTTCTAATACAATCATAGAATCACTTTGTAACGCATTCATAAAACGTCTAACCTTTGATTTATCCCAATTCCAACGCTTACCCCAACTTTCAAGTGATAGTATGCTTTGACCTCTTTTAATATCGTACAACTTGCCTTTAATCATTGCTTTAGCATCAGTAAAATTAACCATAATTAAAATGTCGTGCCAGGCTTCAAACTTACTAAATGTGCGTTTTTCAGTATAAAGCCAATGGTCAACTATTGACCTATGAATTTTAATCCATCCACACATAATTATAACCCATTATTTTTAAAATCATAACCACTTTCAAGATTAAAATTTATACCATCAATTTTAAAATCATAAGTATAAAATTCAATTGTTCCACACCCTTTCACATTTAATAAATCAGTAATAAAACAAAAACTACCTTGTGTATCTAATTCTTTACCAATTAATTTAATATTTATATCAAATAAATGTGATACATTTTTAGATTCTAAATAAGTAATTACTCCTTTTACATATTGAATTGATTGTAAAAATGATGCAATACCAATCTTTTCTTTCTTTAATTCAATAATAGTTACTTGTCCAGGAAAGAATAATTTTTTACCCTTGTAATATGGACGTGAATAATAAATTAAATCAGCAATTCCATAATTACCAATTTTCACTTGTCTTAAAAGTTTACCTTCAATGGCTAAACCTCTTTCGTCTAATAAATCCCTTCCAGATTCATAGATGATTGTTTCCAAATCTTTTTCTAAAAATTTCATAAATAAAAAAAGCCCAACCAAAATAGTGCAGTTCAGGTGCGACTATTTTAATTGAGCAAATATTTTTTAAGTACTCGGAATCCTGAACATCCCACTTAACAATACAAATATATATTATTTATTTTGTATATTCTAATTCTTTTAAAACTTCTATTTCTTTTGCGTGTCGTTGGTTGTAAACGTTACCACGAAGATTTGAATTGTCTTGTTGTACCTTTTGTCTTGACCGTCTAATTGATTCAGGTGATGTGACCATTCGACCAGCTATAGCATTTAAAACATCGTAGACAGATTTTGCACCAAGTTCTGCTAATTCTTGACGCCAAATATCAGCCATTAATAGTGCGTCATCGTCACGCATTTTAGTGCTTGTTTCAAGTCTTTGCTTAACTTGGTTTACTATTAGAAAACTTTTCATACTAAATTGTTTTTTAAATTGCCTTTGTACATTTTTTTCAATGCTTGGTTACTACGCTTTGCTACTGGGTTCAATGGCTTCCAGTCAGGCATATCGTTAACGTCGATAAAATCTTGACGTGTAGCTTCAATTGGTTCTTTTTTAAGCGTAAAGTATAACATACATAAAAACCCAACACAACCGATGTAAAGGAATAATAAAATTAAATTAAACATTTTCGGTTACGTTATAAATACCTACATAAATAACATCTTCATCTTCACCGATGATAGCGTCGTTATCTCTAAACTTTTGAGTTGTTGTGATACAACCTACTGTTGCATCTAACATCTTAAACATTACCCACTCGAAAGCATCAGCTTTAGTAGGGAAATTTTCAATAATTGTCTTTTTCATATCGTTTTTAAATAATTTTTCCAGTCATTTATTGTGTTAAAATATGCTTCATCAAATTCATTTTTTGACATAGGCAATGTAATGTACTTCACACCATTTATCCAAATGGTATAAATTCTTGTTTTTTTATTATTTCTTGTTTTCATTATCTTACTGACATTAAAGTTTTATTTCTTTCAAGCTGCATTTCAATGGACTTATTCATTGATTGAAAATCAATTTTATGTGCATTTCTAATTTGTCTACAAATTGCATTTTTTGCAGCTTTATAATTATCAAAATCGTAAAGCTGCTCTACAAATTCCAACATCATATCTTTCAATGTGAATGAAGTGTTATATTCAGCTAACTCGTTGTTTAACATCTCTACAATAGCATCTCTATTGTTTTTGCAAAAGATTATAACTTCTTCTTTTGATTCAAATCCTAAATTGTTTCCGTTTTCCATAATTCAAATATACACATACTTTCTATATATGCAAACTTTATTTTCAATATTGCAAAAATAATTATAAAAGATTACATTTCTTTGACAATTGATTGCAATAGCTCATTTGCGTAATATAGTTTTTCGTCAATGATTTCTTGCACATCCTCAAGTTCTATGTGGGCTATAAACAAGTTGTGAGTAGATGGCATTCTTTTGTCGTAACTAACAAAGTAACCGAAGTCAACTGCACTTGCTATCATTCCCAATTGCATTTGCCAGTAGTATTCAGGATGTATTTTAAGCAAATCTTCAGCACATTTGATTGACCGATTCTTTAAATGGATACCACTATTAAACGGATTCTTTATTTCGACCAAACAATTACTGCCAAGTGCATCAGGGCTATAACCTGAATACTCACCATACGGAATAAACGTGTAAGTCTCACCACCATAATAAGTGTAAAACTCGTCTTGGTTTTGTTGGAATACCTCGAATGCTTCTTTTTCGTTTTCAGTTCCCCACGTTAACGCTTCGCCCCATATTGGTTTGCGAATGCCAGTTAGTAGCTCACTTGCTTTGTCGTATACAAATGTCTTTGCAGTTTCCGAAAGGTACTCCGATTTGTTTCTCGGAGTACCCATAAGTTTGTGAATTTCAGATGCCGTGAATTTACCTTCACGGACTTTAAGCCATTCGCTTTCGTTATTTGTTATTGTAATTTCCATTAGCGTTTGATTTTTCTTTTACAATTTCTTTTTCAAATTCTTTGTATAATATTAATAACCCCATATGATTTTCCTCTTTTGTTAACCAAGAAGCAAAATCAATCGCTTTCATAATAGTATAATATCGTTGAAGACTTTTTGCGTTTTCAATTTCATCTTCCCATTGTTCCTGATGTTTAGCATCACCAAATATTTTTGATACTAACCATTCTACCGGTGTTGGTTCTAAATTATTTTCCATAAGTTCAAATCAAAATTTCACTTTGCAGCAATCAATAACTTTTTGTTGTCAGCACTTATAGTGTATTTACGTTCGATGTCCTCAAGCAAACCACCAGTTTGCAAATGTTCTTTTGCTTTTGTCCACGTTGGATGTTTAGGTGTGAGTTCTTCTTTTGCAATTGGTTTAGATTGTTGTGGTACGTTGCCAGTTGCACTATTCCCGTCGTCGTCGTCGTCAATATTTAGATTTAAAATACTTGAAATAGAATAACGACGTGCATAACTAACTGCCGAGCCGATTTGTTGTGGGTTGGTTGCATCTTTACAAACTATGTCGTACACGCTTTCTAAAATTTGACCACTATCTATGTGAATTAATTTAGTTACAACACAAGTGTTTATAACGGGCTGCACAATAACTAAACCATTCTTTTTAAGAATAGGGGTGATAACATTTAAAATGTGTGGTAACGTCGCATACTTTGAACCTTTGAAAAATGGGTTGTTTGCGTCTTTGCTAATCTTTGGGCATTCAGCCTGAAAATTTGCTACTGATAAAAATAGTTCTTTCATATCTTGTTTTCTTTTTTAAGTTCTAATACTATTTGCGTTAATCTTCTATTTCCCATATCATCGAATAAATGCCAGTCAATGGCTTCATCTCGTAGCCCATCTTCGTCGTGGCTAACAAAGGTATAAGGAATTAAATCGTCAGGGTATTCATCAATGATTAGTTGTTGTACAATTTCAGCGTCATATTCAAAATCATAGTCGCCAACACACAAGTGACATTTTGCAAGGGAAAAAACAACGTAACTCATACCTTGTATTCCTTTATGATTTTAAGTGCCGTATTTAAGACGATAAGGGCTTTAGGTTGGATTACATCACCATTAAGGTATTTC